TTTGTTTTTTAATAGGTTTAGATATATTTTCATTTTTTAAAGTGTCTTCAATAATATGTTTAAGATTTGTATTTAAAGACGATGATAAATCACGAATAAATACATTGAAATTATTTTTATCAATTGTTTGTTTAGATAAAATATCCATCTTCAATTAATATATTAATTAATTCTTAAATATATTTCAAATTTTTTTTCTATTATATATTATAAATGGTTAAAGGTTCTAGAAAAAAAAGAAAATCTTTAAGGGGTGGAAGTGAAGCAACTGCTGAGTATGTGCCTGGGGGTAATGTTAAGGTATGTTTTCCTGTGGGTGTTGTGGGCGATTTACCATACCCAACACCCCAGGTGGTCGAGGCGTCGGCGAAAGAGGCAGCGAAGGCGGAATATTACCGTGGCGTGGAGGAAGGGAAGAAGGCGCGGGCGGCCGCGACAAGAAGCACGGGGACCGGACAACAAGAGGGAACGGTAGAGACGGGTCTTCAATCGGAAGCGGATACGGAGACCGCGACAGGCCAATCACAGGGCGCGGATGCCCAGACAAGAGGATCCTCAGATCAGACGACAAGCCAACAACAGCGTGTGGAGGAGGAGCAACAGGGGCAGCAGGAGAGAGAGAGCGGAGGAGGATCCAAACAAAGAAAATCAAGAAGAAAAACTAAAAGATCAAATAAATCAAGAAAGGTGAAAAGAACCAAAAGATTTAGAAAATCTTTTAGAAAATCTAAAAAAAGTAAAAAAAGAACAAAACGTCATTAAATAATATTAATTATTAACCTGTTCATATAATGGTGTTAATTTTTCTTTTGATGGATATATTTTATTAATATCAATAGGAACTAATTCAGCAAGTTCATTCATAATAAATTTAATATCTTTATTTATTATATTTCCTTCATTATTATTATTTGATATTGGTCCAACAACTTTATCATCAGTTGATTTAATAAATCCTTCAGGTTTATTAGGTTTTAAATTTTGTAATTTATTGTTTCTTATTCTTATAATAACTATTTCTTTCTGAAGTTTAAATATGTTAAATAGTAAAAAATTAAATACCACAACAATTAATATAATATATAAAGTTTTTCTTCTCATATATAATATATGTTAAAAAAAATATTTATTAAAAAAGGTATTATTTTTATTCCAAATAATAACAATAATAATATTAAAATTAACTATAATATTATAAATGATAAAAATAATGATAAAATTAAATCAATAAAAAAATATTATGAAGATATTGGGTGTGTTTATAATTAAGCACTTAATTTAACAGAGAACATACTAATTATTTTAGATATTATAAATGTAATACACATAATAATCACAATCATTTCTATTGTTTTCATTTGTTTAAGATAATCTATTAAACTTTTAAAACCACCAAACATAGATACATTAGTATTATTATATTTAAACATTTTATCATAAATACTTTGAATTATATCATATCTATTACTAGATGGATCACAACTTTTCATAATATTCAAAATTTTTTGAAAAAAATCCGGAAAATATCGGGATAATCTATTTAAAATATTATTCATTCTAGTTAAATCATTATTTTTTATTGCATCAAAATCTGTATTATTTTTATTATATAATATTGCAAGTGATAATAATAATGTAACATTTAAATCAATAGAACAATATTCGCTAAATGAATCTGCTAAAGCATCTGTAGGTAATTCTATAAAATTTACCATAACATTTTCAACAAAATCTAATTCAGTAGTATTAGTTGGATTTCCTAAATCCAAGAAGGTAATTCTTTTTATATTTGATAAATAATCATCACTATTTTCATTATCATATAATTTACCACCACTTTGATTATTAATACTTTCAATCATATTACCTAATTTTAACATAAAATTACCTGATAATTGTGTTTGAAGTACATCTAATAATGAATTAAGATCTATTTTTTCAGGAAAATCTGGATTTCCTTCTTGATTAGACTTTTCTTCAGGATTTCTTGGATCTGGTATTGTAGGTGTTGAAGTTGGAGTTGGAGTTGGTGTTGATGGAGGAGACCCCAAATTTGCTGGTATATCATTACAAACAGGTTCTCCACTCACTTTACAGGATTTTATATCATTATTATTATTATTAGTATATTCACAAGGTGTGTAATTACCTTCATTATCTCCTTCTAAACTATTATTACATTTACCTTCATTATTATCCAATTTACTACATTTTTCATTATATCCTAATATAGTCTTATTAGGTATTGAATCACATTTAGGAAGTTCACCTTGACCTTCAATTAAATTCATACTATATTATAATATATATATTTTTTTAATAAACAAATGAATGTAATGATTGTGTATAAGGATTTCTTCTAAAAGGTTTCAATAATTCTGGATCGATTCTACCACCTTCCAATGAACTAATTGATTTATCATCAAGTTTATCTTTAAATTGTGTAAAATTACATGTATTTTTAGCCAAATATTCTGGATTCATTTTATCATAATGTGTTTGTCTATGATTAAAATAATCTTGTTCATTCTTTTTAATATCAATATTATAGGTTTCAACACTATTATAATATTTATCACCTTCAGGACAAGGATATCTACCCTGTGCTATAATTTCTTTAGTCGCATTGGTTTCAGCATTTCTATATTCATCTTCATTAATAGGTTGAGGAACATTTGTTCCACCAACTCCAATATAGTTTTCGTCATATGTTGTATGTTGTTTTTTAGTATTTTTCATTTCATCATATAATCTTTCTGTAGGTAATTCTGTTCCAGTTAAATATCCATTATTTGCTGGATCTATTGTAGTTTCTTTAATAGTTGTTTTTACTTTATCTTGTATTCCTAATGTAACTTTGTCATGTCCTGGTTTTAAATTACTATCATATGTTCTTAATTCAGTTACTTGTCTTTCATTGGGATATATCATAGTATTATCCATAATAACATCATTGTTCATCTGATTGACATTTGTACCAGCATTTCTAATTGTATCTGAAGCAAATGTTTGCCTATTAGATACAGCAAATTTAGGTCTATTTGCTGGTTCTTCAGCATCAATACCAGTTGCTATACCAAATTCTTGTTTGTTGAAAAATTGTCTATTAGTATTAGGCATAATTTGTTCTGGTCTACCACTTTCTGCTGTATATGCTCCATTTGTTACTAACCACTTATCTGGAGAATTATAATAATCAATAAATGGTTTATGTTCGAATACTTGTCCAATCTTACCTCTTTTTTTATGACCAGCACCAGATAATACTCTACCTGAATATGATTCTTTTTGATTATCTAATGTTCTTATATTTTCAGTTTTACTTTTTTCATAATATTGTCTATTAATATCTCCTAGAACCATATTTTTATCATCTATAGGTTGAACTCTTTGTTGTTCAAATGGTAAAACATTATTATTAATTTTACTAGCAACATAATTTTGTTGTAAAAAATCTCCTTCAAATTGAGAACCAAATACATTTTCTTGTTTAAATGGTTGAAAGAAATTAGGTTGTTCTGTTTTTCTTATATTAAATTCTGTATCACCTTGATGTCTTCTTAATTGAACATTATTATCAGATAAATTTAAATTAGGTGGTCCATCACCTTTAAAATATGGTGCTAATTTAATACCTTGATCATTTACTAAAAAATCATCTTTTAATATTTTACCACCTGAAATATTACTATATAAATAATCATCATTATTAGTTGAATCTTGTGGTGTTTGATTTAAATATTCTTCAATATTTTGATAATTAATAATACTTGAACCAGGTATTTTTGCTTTTTCATAATTTTCAAATATAGTTTTCTTATATTCATCATCTGATTTTTGAAAATAATTAGTATTGTAAGCTTCAGATTCAGAAGGAAGATCTATATTATTATTATTATTATTATTATTATTATTATTGTTATTATCATTATTTTTATTTAATAAATAACCAGTTCCCAATATACCAAGTAATACTGCTGCCTCCATAATATATATTATATATATAAAAATATATTAAATTAACAAAATATAATATAAAAAAATATTAAAAATTATCATACATAGATTTATTAAAAGGACAAGGTTTATATTCATCTAATATAAGATTATAAGTATCTTCACCAAATCTTCTAACTTCTTTAGGTTCTATAGCTGTTTTCTGTGGATCAAAAAATAAATTATAAAATCTATTTTTAGTTAATCCTCTTAATTCAGATGGTGGATTAGTTAATAAACTATTTTCTTCATGAAAAAATCCGTCATCTAAGTCTTTATATTCAATATTTTTATTTTCATCGGGTATATATTGTTTACAAGGATTATTTGAGTTTATTCTTGTAATATTATATAATTCAGATTCAGTATCAATCAAAGATAAATTTTGATTAATAGAAGCACCCATTTTTTGAAGTCTGACAGTAGGTGCCCATGGATAAACAACTTTATTTAATTTTTTAGATATATCCAACATATATAATCCTGGCCCCATAGATTCTTTATTTAATGATTCTAATTGATAGTTTTGGTTCTGTATATATAAATTATTCATATATATATAATATAATAAATTATTTTTATAGAAATTAAATATTTTATTAATTATTTTTATTAAATTGATCACATCTTTTATTATAATCCATTAATTTATATACATCTCTAGATGGAATACCACCTCTAACCCAACCTTTAGAGTTATCTTCAGGGATTAAATGTATAGGGTTTTGTACTTCAGCTGATAATCTAGGAATCATTGGAGTAAAATAATTTGGAATAGTTATTCCAGATAAAACATTACATGCTTTATCGCCAAAACTAGTTAAATTACCTCCTTGAATTACTGATTCAACATTGGGATTGTATGCACCTTTACCAAAAAATCCGGCATTATATTTAATTGGAAGTTGATTTAGATAATTTTTATTCGTTAATAAACCATATCTAAGTTCTGAATTTTGATCAACTATACATCCGTCCACACCAATAGAACCAACCCCAGCATTAAAATTAATAACTGGTTGTGATAATTGTAAATTTCTGGCGTCAGGTAACATACAATCACATCCATACATGCTATCTAATTCATATCTACCAGGTCCCAAACTTTGTTGAGTATCAATTAACTGAGTCCCTTTATCATACATTAAATTATTTTGTCCAAATAATTTGAATTTAGATTTATCTATATCTTGATTTAAACAATCTTTAATTTTACCTTCACTTTGATTCGCAGAACATAATGTTGCGCCATACCCATTTTCAAGTATTTCAGTCATTATATATTATAATATATATTTTTTTTTTATATTTAAGAAATTAATATAAGATATTAAACTATTAGGATGAACTTTTTTGTGGACCACCAAATCCACCTCTTGTATTTAATGATGAATTAACAATATCAGCAGCACATTGTATAGAATTACCCTCTGAACAAGTAGGTGGTGTTTTATAACACCATTCTGCAAATTTAATTGTATCACTTAATATTGAATTTATAGGAACAGTATAGAATTCTCTTTGTGAATTATTATTATTAAATATATCTGTTTGATCTCTATATAATCCATAATCAAAATATTCGTTCTCCATTGCTCTAATTACAGAATTATCATATGATTTACATGATTTCATTAAATTACCATCTTCATAATCCTTTAATGTTGGATTCATAAAAGGGTTTTCTTGTGTT